ACTAATCGGCTACCTTCCTCAACTGTCACTATGTAAGGTAATTTTATTCCGGTAGGTCCTTCAGAATTTGTATCCTCAAAACCTTCCAAATCCAGATTGACATGACACTCTAACAATGTGTAGACAGGCTCCTGTCTGCCAGATTTTTTAGTACCATCTAATTCTCTTTCTTTTTTCTCAAGATCATTTTTTTCAACATGACCTGGAGGTCCTAGATCTATATCTCTGTAGAAACCAGACACCTGTTGTTTTCTTAATTCGTTTTCTGACATCTTGACCGTGTGTATGATCGCCTCTGCATCTTCTAAACTGTTTGCTGTATAAGGCACAACCAACTCATCGGCTGGAACAAATTTTGATACCGCTCTGCCTAGTGGCACGTCATAATAAACTTTTTTAAATGTAGAACCTGCAAGCGGTAGATGAAATAACATTGAGTCAAACTCCTCCTCGTACTCCTTCATCTGATCCATTATCAGATAGTTCATGAAATCTTTTACACGCTGAGCCTGTTGTTCTGTGCCAGGATTTTTTAATCCTATAACCTGTGTTCTCACAGGTCCGTCGCTTGGTAGTAATTCTTTGTATGCCTGTGCCTGAAACTGTGTTACCGCCTCAGCCAACACCGGGTGAGTCGCACCTGATGCTCCCTGAAATGGTTCTGTTCTATTCTCGTATTTAAATCCTAAAAGATCAAGACCCTGGACGTAAGATTGCTCCCAGTCTTTTCTTGATGCTTTGTAATCCATGTAATTCTGAACCATCTCATTACCGATCGGATCGAGTATGTCGTCTGGTAATATATCTGCTAGATTATCAAAATGGTTCTCTGTGCCTGGTATATTTATAGCTCCCGGTTCAAAGTCTATCGTCGCTCCGCCGTCCTCTTCTGGAATGACCTCTACGGGTCCTTTTTCTTCTACTGGTTCCTGAACAGCAACCTCTTCTGCTATCTCCTCCTCTGATGGGATCTCAATTTCGGTTCTAGTGTTCGGGAGTCCTTTATCTATTTCTGCCATTTGTTACTCCTATATATTCTTAACACGTTTCATTAAATAAGACAAGCCTTGTGGATTAGGTCCTGACTCTGGTGGTGGTCCCGAGTCCACACCCGCTTCTTTTGCTATTCCTCCACCTGCTAATGTGTTTCTTCCTTCAGGATATAAAATAGGTCTTTCTTGAAAACCAGATCCAAATCTATCAGAAGGTTGATATAAGTTCAAATCAATATTTACAGGCTCACCCATTGTGCCTGATGCTCCATAAACTTGTTCAGAACTTGTTGCTGCTGCAAGTTCTGCTAAAGACATATCCTTTATTTTTTGTTGTTCTTGTAAGTAATAATCTTCAGGTATTTTAAATCCTTGAGACTGTTGATACTTCGCATAACCTAGAAGTTCACTTTCTGGTGCAAGTAATAAATCTCTAGGCAATTGAGGGGCCATTTTTAAATTTAATTGTTCCTGTGTTACTTCAGGTGCTGCCAATGTTTCTATGTCACTACTTGGATCTACGTCTCTAAACGCAGATTTTATTTTTGTTAAAAAAGAATTTGCACCTCTCATATCATCAATTTCATCTTGCATTCTATTCGCATATATTTGTTCTGCGTCCGTCATTTTAAATTTATTATTTAAATCATTCTTTGCTTGTGAAAGTAAATTTTTCTTAGTATTAATTTCACCAGTTAAATCTCCCATATAATCAAACTCTCCCACATCAGATAAATTATCAAGATTTGATATTTGATTTTCTAGATCCTGTATCTTCGCGAGTTGATTTTTATAGTCAATGGATCTACCGATGATGGCTGCGGTTTCAGGACTAGATAATCTTGTAGCCTCCATCATCTCAGCTAATTTGGTCTGATCACCTGGTAATACATAGTTTGATGCTCTTAACAAAGCCTCGATAGGTTTATCACCCATAGCTAATCTGATCGTGGCGTCAGCTGCAACGTACATCGCTTCGGGTATGATACCAAACTTCATAACGTTTCTTCCTAGATTTTTTGCTCTGTTTGCAAACGCTGCAAAGTTTTTAAGTTGTGTTGAGTTTGCATTTTTCATTCCAGAATTTATTAATTGTACAGCTTCATCGGCACATTGATCTATGCCTTTAGTTCCAACTTTATAACCTATTCTACCACCATCTCTTTTTTTAGGACCAAACTGCACGGCGCATGAGCCACCACCCATCGATGCTAAAAGTTTTTTAATTTCTTCGGGAAAAGTTTCTGTTACTTTTTTATAAGCTTCTTTTTTTGCTTTAAGAGTTGTTTCGGGTTGTAAGTTTGTTATTTTAAGTGAGCCATCTTTTTTAACGTCATATTTCAATCGCCCTGGAACATATTCCTCTGCTAAAGTATTTAATTGATTTATAATATTTGCTTTATTTTCTAAATTTGCATTTTTAAATTTTTTAATTAATGAAACTCTTTTATTAGAAAAACCCTCTTGTCCTAAAACTCTATTTTGTTCTCTAGTAGAAGCCACTAAATTTTTTAAAGTTTGTGCAGCTATTTTAGGATCTCCTAAAGCTTTAGCTTCTGCTAAACCAAATAAATGATCTTGTGCAACTTTAAATTCTAAAGGAAGATTTTCTACATTATATAGTTTCATAATTTTTTGAGTATCAGATGTTTGTTTTTTCAACAATGCATCAATCATAGAGTCGTCTAGTCCTGCTAATTTTCCAACAGCTTTAAAATTATCAACCCATATATTCCAACTACCTTTAAATTTTTTAAAATAATTATCTGCATCTTTTCCTAAAGTTTTTTTAAAAACATCTGTAACTCCTGTAATAGTTCCTCCAGGATTTAAAGATTTTTTATTTAAAACATCTCCCATGAAAAAAATTACATCATCATTAAAACCTTTAAATTTTTTACCATATTCTAATGTTCCTATTTTAGATTGAGCAGCAGATCCAAACTTAACATTTGGATCTAATAAGTTAGGATTTTTTTTCTTATTAGCAGTAGCCCACTCTACATATTGTTTTAATTGTGTTTTAAAATCTTTATTTTTTAATTTATTTTTATAAAATAATCTTTCCCACGCTAAATCAGGATTGTTTCCTGCTCTATCTGCTCTAGTTACAAATTTAATACCATCAATAGAAATTCCGTCTTTTATGATAGGTAAACCACTATCCGACATTTTTAATGTTTTTTTGGTAGAACCATAGCCTTCATATTTTTTTGAATTTTCTGTCAACTCTTTTGACCACGCAGTTGCGAAATCATTTTTCATTTTTTCAAAATCTCTAACACCATAATTTTTTTGATTTTTATTAAACCAATTGGTAGCCCATTTATTTATATTTTTATTTATTTTTTTAGATGATTCTGAAACACCTTTAGATACTTTCTTTTGTCCAATATTACCATTATACCCAGGTCTAGATCCATCAACACTTGGTTGCACTAACATGCCACCACCGGCCATGTCTTTACGATCTATCTGATCGGGTCTTGGATTGTCTCTCATGAATCTGTTGAACATATTTTGTTGTTCAACAAAAGCTGGTAGATCTGGTTGTTTAAGTTCTTTCGTTCCTAGCTTTAAATATTTTTTAAGTATAGAGTTTTGACTCGTTAGTTGTTTGTATACCTGACTTAGTTTGTACGGGTTCATTATTCCCCTAACATTCTAGCGATACCGCCACCTGCTTTTTTAATTGATGGTGCATCACCTGTTGCTTCTTCTATAATTTCTTTTCTAATAAATTCTGACATATTATCGGCGTCTGCCTCTGTGCCATCCATATCAAATTCTACTTTGTATTCATCATACTCATCAGCTGGTGTCCCTTTTGTGGTTTCATCACCCCGACCTTTTTTATATTCCATAACAGATCTGTCACCTATACCTTCATAAGATTTTTCACCAGAAGTGACACCGACTGTTTTATCCTTTGTAATTTGCATATCTCCAGTTGAAAGATCTTCAATTAATTCATACTCGTCACCATTCTTGCCTGTGTATCTATGGATCTCTACCCTGTCTTGATACGTGACTTTATCTGGTTTACCCAGTATTTTAATTTTCTCTGCGAGCTCAAAGAAGTACGGTGGTGGTGTGCTTGTTTTTGTTGTTGTCTCCGCAACTTTTTCTATAACTTTGGGTCCGGCTGTATCTGAGAATCTTAATATACCAGATTTAGCAGCTGCTGTTGTGCCAGCTCCTATACCTAACATTTTTAAAAATTCTCTTCTAGCTTTGTCAAAGCCACCAACCTTATAACCTATACGTCCACCTGTTGCAGACTTTAATCTATCTTTTGACATGATCTGATTTAATCTTAATATGTAATCGTCATACTCTTTATCACCTGGTGCAGGAAACTTGACCGGTGGATTTTCATCCAAAAATTTTTTAAGTCTTTTTTGTTCCTCCAATATCTCCTCAAGAATTCTTTTATTTTTCATCTTATCTGTATTACCAACCATGCTTTTTAAAAAGTTTCTTCTATCTAGAAAATTTTTTAAAGAACCACCTTTTAGGCCAACACGTCCACCATCTGCTTTTTTATCCATGTAGATACTTTCATGTAAACTTAATAACATTTTTTCTAGAAACTCTGGTTTATCTTTGTACATCTCCTTGTACTCTTGAGATATCTCTTTGAACATCTGATCCTTATTTTTTTGTCTCTCCTCTTCGTTCATGGACTGTAGTCTTTTCTTCACCTGATTGGTTATAAGAGCACCACTCGCTGCAGG